ATCTGCCGCTTGAGCAATGAGCTGTTGATCAACAAAGACGTGCTCGCATGGATCGCCCGGCATCCGGCCGAGGTGATTAGTGCGGGGAATTTTTGGGGGGAAAAGTGATGCGATGGATCGGAGAAAGGATAAACGTACGGAGGGGAAAAGATGAAACGCCCAGAGGCTGAAATTCTTGAAGACATCCGTCTTTTATACCGGGGCACATACCCGAACGTTATCTATAACTTAGCGAAAAAGATAGAGGAACTGCAAAATAATGCTCAAAAAGGGGGAGCCGTGAACCAATTTGAATCTATGTCTGCGCAAGAAAACGTCAAATGCGACATCTGCGGCTCCCCCATGCTCCCGATGTACGGCGGCGGATGGGACAACGACCGAATGATCTGCACAGAAAGGGATTGCCAAGCAGAGATCGTTTTTCCGACATCCACGGAGGTGGAGGAAGAAGATGAAACTTATTAAAAAGACGCCAAGGATAAATTTCAATCTGTGCCGCAGTTTCGGTTTAGGTCTAACAGTACATTCGCCGACTCTTAATGGTATATCCTTTGAAATATGTTTTGGTTGTTTTCATATTGGTTTTTGGAGCCGTGGTGATGGCTGGATTGGTTTTAACAATTATTGGAATGGGTAATTAACCTGCATGGTGTGCCAGGACTGTTATTGATTGGAGAATAAAAGAAAAACTTGTTATATAGGAGTTATGAATCGGAGAACAGGAAAATGCCAAATACTCAAGAATATATTGATTTAGTTTGCCAGAAAAGGGGATTGCCTAAAATCAAAAAGGGGACCCCATGCGCAGTGGACGGCAGAAAAGGCATTGTTGTCGGCGGCAATTCCAGCGCCAACCTGAATGTTTTGTTCGATGATTGCGCCTCTGTGCGTAATTGCCATCCGTATTACAAAATGCAGATTTTTAATCCATGGGGTGGTGTAGCGTATGAAAGTGAAGATATTTATTTATAACCAACCACCCCAGCCGACCGAAACGCAGGCTGGCTTTAATTGTTAGGAGGTTTAAATGGATGTCAAGAATGAGTTGTTTAAGCTCGCCGCTGAAATGGTGATGAGACAAAATATGCCATCCAAATGTTACGATGATTGGGATTGGCCCAAGGGGATGCAAATTACATCGTGGCGCAAGGTGTTCGATGCAGCGGATAAGGCCGATGAGCAAGCAAAGGATTGGGCTGTGAGGTTGCGGCGGATAATTGATGTATTGACGGAGGCCACCTCCCAAACAGCCGTTGAAGCGGATGCGGATTTTGAATGTCCGCGGTGCAAAAGTCATAATTGGAAGTACGGCTGTGGTGATTGCGGTTTTTTCTAATTATCTGCACCGCTTAACTCAACCGCTATGATGGCAACAAAAACCATTTATACCTGTGATCTTTGTGGGAAGGAAGGTGCTAAAAAACATCGTTCTTTCACAAGCAAAGAGTTTGACGGCCACAGGAATGAAACCTTTGACCATTATTATGACGCATGTCCCGATTGTTATATAATCCTCAGCAAAGAAGCAAACATTATAGCTAACGCATTAAAAATTGAACTTACAGATGATCAATTTGTTATCTGTCAAAGGAATCTACATGAAAATTAAAAGAGATCGACCGTGGAGCGAATACCCGATAGGGACCAAGGCTCACGCTTTTATGGGCGGATATTGGGAGAGGGTCAAGCATGGGTGGAAGTGGTGTACCGGCGCAACCTTTCCGCGTCCTGGCGGCGATGCAATTGGTGAGTGTGTGGAGTTGCCAGATAACCAGTCAGCGCAGGCGACGGCAAACCACCGCCGCGCCTAATGTCAAGCGTTATGCTTATGAACTATTACAACGAAATAGATCCATTCGCGTCAACCTGGCTTGAAAATCTGAAAGACGCCGGCATGATACCGGATGGAGAGATTGATACGAGGGCTATACAGGATGTCAAAGCGCATGACCTACACGGGTTCACACAATGCCACTTTTTCGCCGGAATCGGCGGGTGGCCTCTCGCGCTCAAAATTGCGGGATGGCCAACAACCACCCCTATTTGGACCGGATCACCGCCATGTCAAGATGCGTCGTGTCTCGCCTCAATCCACGGCAAACAATCCGGCGTTGATGGCAAAAGAACAGGTATGGCGCTGGTCTGGCTGGAACTCATTGAGCAATGCAGACCTCCATTCGTTGTTTTTGAAAACGTTCCCGGATTTGAAAAAAACCCCGGTCCGTTCTTCGATCGTTTGGGACAGGCTGGATACTCTATTTCCAGAGAAAAACGAACGGCTCGTAGTGTTGGTGCGCCTCATATCCGCCGGCGCTTGTTTGCCATTGCCAAGCGTGATGGCGCGAGATGGCCGCTGTGTCGGTCGGATAGATCACCCGAGACGATTCTCCGGCCGTGGGCAGCCCCTCCCGGAAACGTTTGGCGAAAAGATAGGGCCGGAAATTGCACGATGGATGATGGGCTTCCCGGAAGAATGGCTAAAATTCGCGCCTTTGGTAACGCGATAGTGCCACAACAGGCTGCGGATTTTATACGAAAAAATGCTAACAATGCGCAGATGGACGGGCAAAAAGCCGCCCGCCGCTTAACTCCGCGTTATCTGTCAAAGGAGGCAATATGCACGAAAAAGCAAAGAAAAAAATAGATATGATGAAGCAGGCCCTTGGCTGGCCCGATTGCTGCCAGAATCAATATTGTGCTGGTGAATATGATATTGAAATTTGGGATGAGCTTGTGGAAGAAGGGTGTGCCGTCAAATGTGATATTGAACAGGCTATCGGCCCCATATATCGGGTAACAGCCGTTGGGCGGGCCGTTCTCCAAACAATCGAAAACTACAAGACATCTAACCAGGCCGCTGCACCCGACGCCGGGGACGCAGCCGACAATAACCAATAACTGAGGCGGCGCGGGTGAGCGCCGTCGATATGCTTAAATACAAACTACTATTGTTTGCCAATGCCATTACAGCAAAGGCTGACACTGGCTGGCCTGGCAAACCAATAGACCTTCCAGCGGCAGATCGTATCGCATACCCGGGGATAGGGTGAGCGCATAAAACTGATCGAACCAAATTTTCAGATCGAACAGGCCCCGGCATATCCCGGCACGTAATGATTCACAGGAGGAAACAAAATGACAAACATCGAACAAATCAAAGAAAAATGCACACCCCAGGAGGCCGCGGAGCTGGCCATCCTGCACAATGCCAGGATCTCGTGTCTCAAGGCGTACAAGGACGAGCCCACTGCCGCGCACAAGAGAGATCTGGATGCCGCATCCCAGGGGCTCGATGATCTGGTGGAGCGGTTGGCGGCCGCGTATCCTGATGACCAGGCCCAGGGGATAGATGCTGTGCCGGGTGACCGCTGGCTCTCCAATCTGCTGGAATGCTCGGCATGGCTCAATGAACTGGGGTACAAGGTGGGCAAGTCCAAGCTCTACAACGACCGGGACAAGGGCCTCCTCTACGTCTGGCCGGATAAGCGGGTCTACAAGTCGGACGCCGAGTTGTACGCCCGCAAGCATCTGACCCTGGGCAAGTCCGTGGACGTGGCCGATCCGGCGACCAGGGATCTGGAGCAGCTGCAGCGCGAGAAGCTCCAGGGCGAGGTGGCCCGGCTCAAGAAGCAGATCGACAAAATGGAGTTCGAGATGTCCAAGGACCAGGGCAAGTACATGCTCAAGGGCGACCTGTACCGGGAGATGGCATCCCGCTGGATGGTCATGGATCAGGCCATGACCCATTTTTTCAGGTCCGCGGCCCCGGATCTGGTCGCCTGCGTGGATGGCGACAAGGCCAAGGTGCCCGATCTCCTGGACAAGCTGCTCTCCATGCTCCGCAGGGAACTCAATGAGTTTGCAAATACCGAGAAATTCCACGTGATTATCGTTGACGACGAGGAGGACGCAGCAGTCAATGCGTAGACGGCCGGTCACATATCGGGTCAAAAGATCCGCCCTTACGGCCATGCCGCCATGTCTGGCATCCGCCATGGGGGCCATGCACGGCAACGCGGCACTGGATCTGTCCGCATCCGAGCGGCGGGTCATCCGCAAACCGGCCATGATTCCCGTGTCCGAGTGGGCCGAGAAATACCGCATGGTCACCAAGTCAGCACTGCCAGGGGCATGGCGCAACGAGACCACGCCCTACCTGGTCGGGATCATGGATGCGGCCGTGCATCCCTGCGTCGAGACGGTCATTGTCTGCAAGTCGCCCCAGATCGGCGGCACAGAGATCATGCACAATTTCGCGGGCCGGTGTGTGGATGTCGATCCCGGTGACATCCTGTACGTGTTCCCGGACGACAAGATCGCCCGGGAAAACGCCAAGGATCGCATCCTGCCGATGATCAAGTCCTCGTCCAGACTGCGCATGTATCGCACCGGCCGGGACGAGGACGAGGCATCCACGAGGATCAATCTGCGCCACATGACCATCTACACGGCATCGGCCCATTCAGCGTCCCAGCTGGCCAACAAGCCGTGCAGATACGTTTTGTTCGACGAGGTGGACAAGTACCCGGACACAGCGGGCAAGCGCGAGGCCGATCCCATCTCCCTGGGCCGGGCCAGGGCGACCACCTATGGCGTGGGCCGGAAAATATGGATGCTGTCCACGCCCACCTACGAGCCCGGCCCTATCTGGCGGGCATATATGGAAGAGGCCCAGGTGCGGTATGTCTATCTGGTCCGCTGTCCAGAGTGCGGGGAATATCAGTGCATGACCACCAAGCAGGTCCGCTGGCACGGCGGTTCCGAGGCCGACCCGGAGACCATCGAGGCGCAAACAGGGGCCTGGTACGAATGCGCCCATTGCCACGCCAGGTGGGATGACCATCAGCGCAACCTTGCCGCGTCAGCTGGCAAATGGGTAGCCGAGGATGACGGGGACGAGCTGTTCGCCTCCCTGACCGCCCGCAGGCCACGCAAGATCGGTTTCCACTTGAACGCCCTGGTCTCCCGGTTCGTTTCCCTGTCCGAGTACGCGGCCGCGTACATCAAGGGCATGCGCGACAAAATAAAGATGAAGGATTTCCGGAACCGCTTTGAAGCCCTGCCCTGGGTTGATTACGGCGTGACCCGGGAGGAGGACGCCATCCTCGCCCTGCGCGACGACCGCCCCTCCGGGCTGATCCCGGATCAGGCAGACGTGCTGATTGCCGGGGTCGACACCCAGGACAACGGGTTCTGGTACGAGGTCCGGGCGATCCGTTGCGGCGAGGCCCTGGAGAGCTGGGGGGTTGCTCAGGGATTTGTGGACTCGTTCGAGGGGCTGGACAAGGTATTGTTTGTGGATCGCTACGCCAAGGCATCCGGCCAGGAGCTGCCCATCTGGCGGGGGGCTATCGATACCCAGGGCCACAGGACCTCAGACGTGTACGACTGGTGCCGCAGACATCCGCAGATTCTGCCCATCAAAGGCGAGCGGGTCATCAAGGGGCCGCCGGTCCCGCCACCCACAATCATCGAGCGATACCCAGGGACCAAGCGGCCTATCCCCGGCGGGCTGAAGCTGTATCGCCTGGACACCAATTTTTTCAAAAATCAGCTCTCGGGCAAACTGGAGATCGCCCCAGATACGCCCGGGGCCTGGCACATGCACGCCGAGTACCCAAAGAGTCATGCCCGGCATTTTACCAGCGAGTATGTCGATGACCGGACCGGATACTGGGAGTGCCCGCCGGGCAAGCCCAACCATCTATGGGACTGCTCGGTCTATATGCTCGCCCTGGCATGGTTCTTTGGCCTGCACAGGGAGATCCGCAAGCCTGCCGCAAAAAAGCAACGCAGACCCCAGGCACCCAACCCGTACACCGGCGGGGAAAACCCGCTTGCAAGGAGGTAGGATGACAGCAGCACAAATCACCCAGGCTGTGGCCCTGGCCCTGGAGACGGCCGCCACCGGCGTGGACTATCGGCCCAAAGAAGGGGCGGTCTGCCCGTGGTGCGGGAAAAAGAAGATCCCGGTTTACTCGACCAAGCCGTGGTCCGGGTCTGTGCGGGTGAGGTACCACCATTGCAATAACCCGGGGTGTCTGCTGTACCAGCTGCACACTGGGATTAAATCTTTGCAGGAAAATCAATAGGAGATGGATATGGATATCAAGAATATGGCGGATCAACCGTCAATACCAGCTGGCA